TCTTTGGAGGAAAGTGTAATGAAAATTATTAAAAAACATATTCCTGCGAGTATTACCAAAGGTGACTTAGTTAAATTAGTTAATGAAGCACCTTTAACGAAACCAGCACCTGTAAAGGAACCAGGTGTTGCACCGTCAAGACCTGAAAGAAAAACACCTTTCCAACCAAAACACAAACCAAAACCAAAGGCAGGAAAAGAATTACCTGATTGGATGAGTTATTCAGAAATTTTTGAATCTGAACCATTTACAAAACCGGCACCTGTCAAACCAAATGTTGCACCATCCAAACCTGAAAGAAAAACTCCATTTCAACCAAAGCATAAACCAAAACCAAAGGCTGAGAAATAATGAGACAGGATCTAAAAAATACAGTCAGAAAGGCTTTATTAGAGGCACCGATTAGATATGATGGTCCTGAAAGAATGGATCCTTCTTTGGAAGATCTTTTTAACAGAGGAGAAACACCTTATAGTAAAAATCCTGCTCTTCCCGATAAAAATAACGATGGAATACCTGATTCTTTCGAACAAATTATCGCAAGTAAAAGATTCAAGGATGTTATTGAAAATTTGAAACGCCTTACAGGTGTAACAAATTTATCGGGAATGAATGGTATGATGCAGTTACAAACTTTGGTTATGGGAGCATCGAATAGAATTCTACAGATTCAATCTAGTCACAAAGAATATTTGGAAAATTTGGCAATTGATTTGGTGAAGAAGGAAACCGGTATTACAGATCAAGTAAATTTTGAAGCGGACTTAGTTAATCCAGGTGAAATTTCAAAACAAGGTATGAGTTCTAAACCAGAAGAGTATGATGAAGATGAAATTGAAAAACAATTCGGAGGTGAAGAGGACGAAGAAGAAGATTTTCAAGATGACTTTATGTCATTTATGAATTCTATGGAAAACTTCAATAAAGAAACCGCAAAAAGAAGAATTTTAAATGCGTTGATTCAGGGTGGTGCGAAAAAAGGTCACTATATGTACCAACTTGTAGTTCCAGAATTAGATAGATTAAATCCTGATTTGGTAAGATTATATGGTGTTATAATGTCATATGCTGACTATCTATATTGGATTATGCCTAACCAACAAATGTTGAATATGGCAGGTAGTGGTGAAGGAATGATGGGTAAAGAAGAAGTTGACGAAACTACAGATCCTCCAACCGTAAAAGCACAGGCTACATGGTTTCCACTTTTAATTCATGAACTACTCAAAGGTGTGAACGAGTTAGTTATGACTCAAGGTTTACCTGACGATCCAAGATCAGCAGAAATGGTTATGGGGGTTGCAGACACTTTACCAGATGAAATTTGGGATATGAGAGTCGGACCAATCATTTATGAAAAATTGGTAAATGCATATCCTGATGAACTATTCGACGAAGACAAGAAAATCATTCAGTTCTATCTCAAATCGAGAATTGCCTCTCTGAGTACTGATGAGTTTTTCAAGACTATGAAAGAAATTCTTGCCGAAACATCAAAAGGTAAACAAATTGTGGACAAAATGGTAAAAGAGATTATTCAAGAACTTAAAAATCAAGAATATGAAGATGCTATGGGTTCAGAAGATGATGATGAAGACTTGGATGATTTCCTCTCTAATCTCGGAATAAGTTTAAATTAATGGATGGGTTTAACAAGAGAACAGGTATTATTAGAATATGCCAAATGTGTCAAAAGTCCTGAATATGCGTTAAAAACATATTTGAAAACTTATGATCAAACAGTTCAGGGGTTCGTACCCCTGAAGTTGTTTCCTGACCAAGTGAAATTGATTGAGGATTTTGAAAAGTTTGAGGAAAATATTGCGTTAAAATATAGACAGGCGGGAGTTTCTACTGTCACCGCAGCTTGGATTTCCAAAAAGTTGATCACAGCTCCGAAGGGAAAACCTGAAAAGATATTGATCATCGCCAACAAACTTGATACCGCCGTAGGTATGGCCGATAAAATCAGGTCTTTCCAAGAACAATGGCCTGATTGGTTTGGAGTTAGTTTTTCATCTGATAAAAACTCCCAACGTCACTTTAGATTAACAAATGGTTGTGAAGTAAAAGCTGTTGCAACATCAAAAGACGCACTAAGAGGTTATACTCCGAGTATTCTTGTATTCGACGAGGCGGCATATATTGAAGCTGATGATGATTTCTGGGCAGCTTGTATGGCCTCACTCTCAACGGGTGGTAAAGTTATAGTTATTTCAACCCCCAACGGATTTGATCAAATTTATTATTCAATTTACGATCAGGCTTTACGGGGTATGAATGATTTTAAAATATCCGAAATGTATTGGTATAGAGACCCACGATATACCAAAGACCTTTATTTAGTAAAAACCAAAGATATTGTTCATTATTTGTTGAACAAAGAAGAATATACTGAAGAAGAACACGTAATTAGATTAGATGCTGCAGGTTGGGACTTGGATCTTGAATTTGTTATTCAAAAAATCAATGAAGGTTATAAACCTTGTTCTTCTTGGTTTGAAACTATGGTTAAGAAGTTGAAATACGATAGAAGAAAGGTGTCTCAAGAATTGGAGTGTAACTTTCTTGGTTCGGGTGACAATGTCATCGATTCATCAACTATGGAAAAAATCAAGAAAAATGATATTAAAGAGCCCAAAGACAAGATGATGGGAGGAGCGTTATGGGTTTGGGAAGACCCAATAATGGATCACAAATATATTATGGGTGTTGATGTGTCAAGAGGTGATTCAGAGGATTTTACAACATTCAATATTGTTGATTTTGACACAAGAGAACAGGTTGTTGAATTTTTGGACAAAGTTCCACCTGATATTGCCGCTGAAATTGCCTTAAAATGGGCACAAAGATACAACGCATTTGTGGTTATTGATATTACAGGTGGTATGGGTGTGTCTACAGCAAGGAAGATGCAAGAGTTGGGGTATAAAAACCTTTATATTGATGGTCAAGTATCAACTGATATATGGAAATATGATCCAAAAGCACAAGAGAAAATACCGGGAATTAATTTTAACAACAAAAGGGTTCAGATTATTGCAACTTTTGAAGAATATATTAGACACGGGTTTAAGATAAGATCATCGAGATTATATAATGAATTACTGACTTTTGTTTATATAAACGGAAGACCCGACCATATCAAAGGACAACATGACGACTTAATTATGTCTGTCGCCATGGCGTTATATGTTGGTGAGAGTAGTTTTTCCAAACTTACAAAGGTTACCGAACAAGCAAAAGCGATGATTGATTCTTGGACAGTCAATGAAACTGTAAAATATAAAACTGACTTTATGAATCCAAGTGTCCCATCGTATTATGGTCAAACAAATAACGATTCTAATCGAAGTTATAATCAGAAAGATGTAGAGAAATATTTATGGCTCTTCGGAGGAATGAGAAGATAATAATATTGTATTTATTGAAAAAACTACTATTTTAATTACTATGGCACAATCTAATCAACAATATACAATTTGGCAACGACTTTCAAGGGTCTTTGGACCAGATTCCACATTGGATCAACAAGTTCCTCAATACAGGTTCGATAAAAAAGAAATTTTAAGAACCAAATCCAAAGGGGAATATGAGAAGGAAAAACTTCAAGCTCAACAGAGTTTGTATTTGGCAAATCAATGGTCAAAGGTTGAAAACAATCTTTATACTCAAGCCGTCTATTACGAACCAACAAGGTTAGCTTCATATTATGACTATGAATCAATGGAGTTTACGCCTGAAATATCAGCAGCTTTGGACATTTATGCCGAGGAATCAACAACTCCAAATGAAAATGGATTTATCCTTCAAATATATTCAGAATCGAATAGAATCAAAAGTATTTTGGCCGACTTGTTCAATAACAAGTTGGATATCAATACCAACTTACCTATGTGGACAAGAAATACTTGTAAGTACGGTGATAATTTTCTCTACTTAAAGATTGATCCTGAACAAGGTGTTGTCGGTGCACAACAATTACCAAATATTGAAATTGAAAGATTTGAGAGGGGTATGGTTGTAAATACCGTAGCTATGAATACCGGTGTTGAAAATACCCACTTAACTTTTACTTGGAAAAATAAAAATATAGAATTCAATACGTGGGAGGTTGCTCACTTTAGACTTTTGGGTGACGACTCAAAATTACCCTATGGAACTTCTATGTTGGAAAAAGCAAGAAGAGTTTGGAAACAACTTCTTTTGTCGGAAGATGCGATGT